GTTGATCAAACGGCGCTAGCTTCCGACAATGGCGTCGGAATTCCTAAGCCTCGTTGTTGCCGCGAAAGCCTTTGAACACGTCGTCGTTCTCCTGCCGCGCGGGCGGTGAACTCTGGTCGATGGCGTTGCGGGCTTCCAGTTGCCACCACAGCGGCTGTTCAGTGACATGCTTGCAGGCGATCTTCCGCAGCGCCGCTTCCAGTTGTTCGATGCGCAGCCACGCTTGTCCTAATTGCACGCCCAGGTTCATTACATCTTCTGTCTGCAATCGTTTGTGCTTCTCCAGTTGCTCGATGCGGGCGGCGGCATCTTCCGAAAGACTGTTGCTTGGTTCTAGCTCGCGCAACTGTTCAATAAGACTTCTCATGTGCCGGCCCTCGCTCGCGGCTTGCGCTTTCGCTGGTTAACCCTCCGCGTCAACTCCCGGTGCGCGAAGGTAACGTACTCAACGGCCTGCTCCTCGCTAAGGCCTGTCGAGACCATTCCCAGCACAGTCTCGGCCAGTAGTATAGATACCAGCATCCGGGCGGCATCTTTCGTGCTCATGCCGCCGCTCCGGCAGGTGTCGAAGGTATCTTCCACCAGCTGGTGCAGCCTAGTGTCGAAGTGCTTGGCGATATCTACGGCGATACTCATGTCCGGTACTCATCAATGGACCCATCTTTTTCGCGTTGGCGCCACAGATCGGCGGCAGCCTCGGCCTTTTCACGGGTGGTGATGTTCAGTTCCACCCACTGCACCCGATCGCCGGTAATGCGCAGTACGGAGAAACCGACGTTTGGGTGCTCTTTTATCTCATATCTGGCAGTCATTGCGGCCTCATCGGTATGATCAGGGCGTAGATCGCCACCAAGCAGGCGACGGTGAGGGCGGCGGCGACTACTGCTGTGATGTCATAGTTCATTTGCAGCTTTCGTTATGGCGCCATTGATGGCTTCGGCCATCAGTTCGACTGTAGAGCGACCCACCCCTTGAAAGTAAATGCTGATCTGGAACGTGCCATGTTCGCCGTCGACGCGCAGCACAAGCGGCGTGTCGTAGGATTGTAGGGCGACCGCCTTGAGGCCGGTGATGTCGTGCAGGGAGAGGAAGGTAGTCGGTATCATGGGTAGCTCCTGTGATGGTGCGCCACCATGGCACAGCTCCTTTCAGTTGACAATGACCAATTTCAATTGTAGTGAACGAGACATGAAAAAACTCCACCCCATCGCAGCCCAGCTGCTGGCCGACATCGAGGCGTATCGCGCGCGGGTCGGCATCGACCGCACCAACTTCGGCATCGAGGCTGCCGGGGATGGGCATTTCATAACCCGCGTCGAGGAAGGAAAGATCCCCAGAATACCGACCATAGACAAGGTCCGAGCTTACATGGACCGCAAGACCAAGGCTGTAAACAAGAAGCCAACCATCACACTGGAGCAAAGATGAGACACCTATTGCTACTACCCGTATTACTACTGACACCGCCAGCGATGGCGCAGGAGGAGCCGAGCTGGGAAGCCAAGAAGGCCGCCCTGATGCAGGCTTATCACGCCAACGGCGACAAGATGTCGGGCTACGGCATGTTCGACGCCACCGAGCCGCGATCCATCAAGACCGATCGGATACCGCCCGCACCGTTGCCAGCGCCGAAAGTCGCCGAGTTACCCACAGCCTCCGGCGCGCCTGTGGAAAGCAACGTCTGCACCCGCAAGGGGCTGCACAAGGTTTTCACCCGACGCGGCAAGAGCTGGAGGTGCAAATGAGCCGCACGGTTAGCTGGTTCTCATGCGGTGCGGCTTCGGCAGTGGCTACCAAGCTGATGCCGGATGCTATCCCGGCCTATTGCGAGACAGGCGCAGAGCACCCCGACAATGTTCGGTTTATGTCTGACTGCGAGGCGTGGTTTGGGCGGCCCGTGGAGCGGCTTAAATCAACCGAGTATGCCGACACATGGGATGTCTGGGAGCGCACCCGCTGGCTTGCCGGCATCAATGGCGCGCGCTGCACGGTCGAGCTGAAGGTGGCGCCGCGCCTGGCGTGGCAGCGCCCCGACGACATCCATGTATTTGGTTACACGGCTGACGGCCCCGACAGCGACCGTGCTGCACGGCTGCGCGCCAGCTACCCGGAGCTGGACATCATCACGCCGCTGATTGATCGCGGGATAACCAAGGTTGCGTGTCTGGACATGGTGCAGCGTGCCGGCATCAGGTTGCCGCCGCTCTACGCGCTCGGCTTCCAAAACAACAATTGCTTGCCGTGCGTAAAAGCCACATCGCCAGCCTACTGGGCGTTAGTCCGCGAGCACTTCCCCGACAAGTTCGACCGGATGGCCAAGTTGTCGCGTGAACTGGACGTTCGGCTCTGTCGTATCGATAACGTCCGCTCTTTCATTGACGAGATCCCCGAGGACCAGGAAACAACAAACCCGCTTGTGCCTTCCTGCGACTTCCTTTGCCACATTGCAGAACAGGATATGACATGAAGACCGATTTCATCGATATCGAGGAGCAGCTCTCCACCGTGCTGTTGCAGGCGGCCGAGGACCAGATCACGGAGGCCAACAACCTGCTGGCCTCGACCAAGGTGCTGGTGGAAGGCATCAAGGCGCAGGTGGCCGAGCAGAAGAAGCTGATCGAGGAGTTCAACGGCCGCATGCAGACGTTTGGCGGCACCGTGCTGGAGGCCCACAAGACGTACATCAATGGGGCTAAGCACGAGAACCCCTCGCCATGAACCAGTCAGACACGCCGTGGACTGCCGCCCTCATCAAGCGGTTTACCGAACTGGCTGCCGATCACAGCATCTCGTTCACACAAATTGCCGCCATGCTGAATGCCGAGTTCAGCCTTGAACTCACGCGCAACGCCTGCATCGGCAAGGCGCGCCGGCTCGGGCTGGAGGCGCGACCAAACAAGAACCACAAGACCTACCCCAGAAGGGAGCGCAAGCGCATGATACGGATCGATGCACCTATCCCGCCGTCGCCTGAACCACCAGCGCCAGAGCCTTTCACCACCACGATCTACCAGCTGACGCCGTACACCTGCCGCTGGCCTGGTGGCGACATGCTGGCCCGGCCGCCGTTCTTCTACTGCGGCGAGCCGGCGATCGACTTCGAGCCGTACTGCGACCACCACATGCTGATGGCGCACGGCAGGCTGCGGGTGCCGGCGTGAAAACCATGATCTTCCTCGTCATCGTTAGCACGTTGGGGCCGTTCCATGGCCCCAACGGCAAGATCGACGCCATCAAGATCCAGCAGATGCCCGGCATACTCGCCTGCCGCGACATAGCCGAGAACATTCGCGAGATGAGCGGCAAGCGGGTGCAGGTCCGCTGTGTCGCCGCCCACAAGGATTATGAATGATGAAGCCGGGGCGCATCCTGATCCAGTTTCCAGAAGACATAAAAGAAATCCTGAAACAGCGCGCAGAAGAAAATGTGCGATCCATCAACGGTGAAGTGGTTCATCTGATCCGGTTTGCCCTGAAACAGATAGCCGAGCAAAAGCAAAAATGACCATCATCCTGGCGATCGATCCCGGCATCACCGGCGCACTGGCATTTTATGAAGTAGAGCGGGGCAATGTCGAGGTTTTCGATATGCCTCTGCTTGACGGCGACGTTAACCCGCACGCGCTGAAGTACATGATACTAAACAATATGCCTGATTTTGCCGTCATCGAAAAAGTCCACCCGATGCCGAAGGAAGGCGTCAGTGGTGTCTGGCGGTTCTCGGCCGCCTACACCACTGCCCGCGTCGTGGTGATGCTACTCAACATTCACTGCGTGCTCGTCAGCCCGGCAATGTGGAAGAACCGCATGAACCTGAAGGGCGGCAAGGAAGGCAAGGAGCAGGCGCGCAATCAGGCCATCCTGACGTTCCCCGACAGTGCAGCCCAACTCAACCGCAAGAAAGACCACGGCCGAGCAGAAGCAGCACTGCTCGCCGTCTACGCCTCCCGCACGCTTATCCACAGGAAGGTTTGATGAATGTACTCGATTTATTTTCAGGCATCGGGGGGTTCTCTCTCGGCCTTGAGCGAGCCGGAATGCGAACCGTTGCCTTCTGCGAAATCGATCCCTATTGCCGGCGCGTCCTCGCCAGGCACTGGCCAGATGTCCCTGTTTACGACGATGTCAGAGCATTGCGAGCCAGCAACTTACAGGCAGATGTCGTTTGTGGAGGGTTTCCCTGTCAACCCTTCAGCACAGCCAGCGCCGGCAAGCGTGGCGGCATCTCTGATGACCGTTTCCTCTGGCCAGAGATGCTGCGAGTTATTTCGGAGTGTCGGCCCTCTTGGGTCATTGGTGAGAATGTTGCTGGGATCGAGTCACTGGCACTCAGACAAGTGGTTTCTGATCTGGAGGGCGCAGGATACGAAGTCGCGCCGCCGTTTGAAATTCCGGCTTGTGCCGTCGGACACGATCACAGGCGATCGCGCTTCTGGTTTCTCGCACACGCCAACGTGCGCGGTGAATATGGCCGCGCCGTCAATGCAAAAACATCCATCCTGTCGCAATTTAACGATGACGCCAGAGGAGTGGGAACGCCGAATGGGGTATCCAATCGGTTGGACCGCCGTCGAATGGAAGCCCTCGGCAACGCCGTCGTCCCGCAAATCCCGGAAATCATCGGGCGGGCAATCATGATGACCGATCATCAAGACAGAACAGAGGGTAATTGAATGAACTACGTCCGCAGGGAATTTATCCAAGGCGCCCCGGTGTCCAAAAACTACTATCAGCACAGTCCATCCGCGCTCAATTTGTTCGCTGCGCAGCCGAGCATGTTTGTTTTGGAAAAGATCCTCGGCCTCAAGCAGCCGGTCGGCGCGGTGGCTCACCGCGGTACGGCGATCGAGGATGGCGTGGCGCACGGCCTGAAAGATCCGAAGGCGTCGGACGCCGACAGCATCAAGATCGCGCAGGCAAAGTTCGACTTGCTCACCGCGATGTCGGGCGATGCACGACGGGAGAAATACCGCGCCGATATCCCCGACATGGTGACGACGGCGCTGGACGAGCTGCGCCCCTATGGCGTCCCCACCGATGCGCAGGGTTTTATTACATGGCAGCCAGAAGGGCTGCGGCTGCCGATCGTCGGCTACTTCGACTTCAAGTGGGAGGACAAAGGCATCATCGTCGATCTCAAGACCACCGACAGGATGCCGTCAGAGATCAAGATCGCGCACGCGCGACAGGTCAGTCTCTACGCCATGTCCGATAATCAGGAGGGGCGACTAACCTACTGCACGCCGAAGAAAGTCCAGACGATGCAGTTGGAGAATATCCGCGAGCATCGGCAGGCGCTGTTCAACATCGCACAGAAGGTCGAGAACTTCCTGGCGCTAAGTGAAGACCCGGCGTTCTTCACGCAGATCACTGCGCCTGACCTCGACTCGTTCTATTGGAGCAGCCCGGCCGCACGTCAGCTTGCATTCGATCATTGGGGGGTTTGATGGATTTATTCGACCACGCCAGAACCAAGGATCTGTCCGGTATACCGCCGGCAGTTGTTCATCTGTTTGAGAAATTATCTCTGGAACTGTCCAGTCGTGGCTTTGAAAGTTATTCCGCGCGAGCTATCCTGCATCGCATCAGGTGGCATTACCACGTCGATCAGGGCGACAAGGACTTCAAGTGCAATAATAACTGGACGCCACGCATGGCGCGGTGGTTCATGGACAAGCACCCGGAGCTGGGAGAGTTTTTCGAGACGCGAGCATCGCCATCCCGGCACGACATGACAGATTACGGCGGACCTTACGAAAAGCACACGCCAAAGAGCTAATCCAATTCCGGGATAATCCGGGGTGGCACCGCCGCTGGCCTTATAGCGGCATAGGTTAGGATGTTAAAAATGTCTCGTTTTGGTTTCTCAACTGAACCTTCTGCTGGTGGTGATTTTACAGCGATCTGCAAATACGACGCAAGGTCGGGTCGGATGTTTCGCATCGACCGCATTCAGGACGCCAACGGCTACGTCAACGATCAGGTCGATATCACTGCCATCTTCAAGGCGGTGGTGGACTTCGAAAACGTCGAAACCGGCTGGATGATGTTCCTGCCGGGCGTGGCGCCGTCGATCGTCGTCACCACGCTGGCGGCACTGGAAAAGGGCGGCACGCTGCCGGAGCGGCCGACACCTGAGCACAAGAACGGCATCCGTTTCATCATGAAACTGACCAAGACCTGCGGCGGTGACAAGCCGGTGCGGGAAATTGCCGGCATGGCGAAGGTGTTCCTGTCTGGCGTCGAGGAGGTCTACGAGGCCTACCTGCGCGAGCGGGGTGCCCAGGGCGGCAAGCTGCCGGTGATCGAGCTGGCGACCACGACGCCGGTCAAGAGCGGGTCTGGCGCGCAGTCCTCGACCAACTACAAGCCAGTGTTTAAGATCACGTCATGGGTGCCGCGTCCCGGTGACCTCGTCAATCTGCGGCCCTCGACGGCCCCGGTGCAGCCCCTGAAGGCCACCCCGCCGGCCACCGGCGCGCAGACCGTGCCGCCGCCCAACGTGATGCGGACGCCCGAGCCGCAGATGGCGGATGACGACTTCGGCTAAACGGGTCTAGTGTCGGGTAGACGACAAAAAGAGGGCGGGAGGGGATCTGACCACCCTCCCGCCCATCACCCGTATTCTGCTCTTACCCGTCATACAGGCACAGTCATGGATATACCAGACAGCGACAATCGTTCCAATAATCCGTTCGATCCCGAGTTTGCCGCCCCGTCCGAATGGGCGCATTTGTATCGATCGAACGGCATCCAGGTGGTGCCGGCCTTTATGCCGGGCGAAGCCAAAGGCGGCTGGAAGCGGCCCCTGCTCAACACATGGACCGAATACCAGCACGCGCTAGTGCCCGATGAGGTGTTCACGCCGTGGTACGGCCAAGGCGGCCTCTACGTCTCCCGGCTCAACATGGGCGCCATCTGCGGGCAGGCTAGCGGCAATTTATTCGTCATCGACCTCGACACCTATAAGATCCCGGCAGCCGCGGCATGGTGGCAGGGGCTGCTGGCGGTCCACAACAACGGCATGGAGCTGGAGACGGTAGAGCAGCGCACTGGCGGCGGCGGCCTCCAGAAGCTGTTCCATGCGCCCGCCGGCTGGGTGCCGCCGACCTGCAAGACACCCATAGGCATCGACATCCGCGGACAGGGCGGCTTTGCGATGCTCTGCCCGAGCATGCATGAGAGCGGCAAGGCCTATGAGTGGCTCGACGGCCGGTCGCCTGACGAGACCAGCATCATAATGGCGCCGCCATGGCTGCTCGAGGCGGTCACGGCGCTGGTCGAGGCGCATGGCGGGCAGGCACATCCCGACGCATATGCGAAACGCACAAATGTGCGTCCTGATGCGGGCACCTATGACGGCTTCGGGCACCATACCGATGGCCGTGAGGAGCTGATGGCCAAACTGGTCTGGGGCGCCGTGCTCGACTGGAAGCGGGACTGGGCACGCCCAGGCATGCCAGACGATGCCCAGATACGTATCAAATCGGCCGAAAAATATCTGGTCTATGAGGGGCTGGTGTCGGCCCGCGAGCCTCACCCCGCCGGCATGAGCAAGTCAGACCAGCTCGAGGCCGAGGGCCGCGGCACCAGCCTGTTCTGGCGCAAGTGGCTGTATGCCGTGCGGCAGTGGGATACCGACGTTGCCGCGGAGGCAGCCAAACCGAACCAGGGGGGTTACACCGATCGGCCTAACCCAGGGGGTTACACTGACTTCACTGACGAGTTCGCCAAGGCGCAGGCATCACCCGGCGCGCAGCCGGCGGCGACCTATGAGCTGCTGTCGGTCAGGGACATCAAGGCCATGGCGGATCCCCTTTGGCTGGTGGACGGGCTGGTGGTCGATCAGTCGATGGGGTTCATCTATGGCCCGCCCGGCTGCCTCAAGACGTTCCTGGCCCTCGGCATGGCGCTGTCGCTGGCGAGCGGGCAGAAGCTGTGGTGGAACCGGGGCGTGCAGCGCGCCGGGGCTGTAGTCTATATCAGCTCTGAGGGGCAGGCTGACCTCAAGTTCCGTATCCAGGCGTGGGAGAGGCACCACAAGGTATCCGTCGATGACTGCCCGTTTTACCTGATCCGGCAGTCCATCAACTTCATGGATGGTGGCGATGTCATGAAGCTGCTCGCCACCGTGCAGACGGTGGCAGCGATGACGCCGATCGCGGCGGTGTTTGTCGATACCGTCTCCCGTGTGCTGCCTGGGGCCGAGGAGAACCTGCAAAAGGACATGAGCCTGTTCGTGGCGGCCTGCGATGCCGTTCGCCAGACGTTCTCCTGCATGGTCTGCGGCCTCCACCACACCAACAAGAACGGCGGCATGCGGGGATCGACCGTGATGCCCGGCGCGGGCGACTTCATCATCGAGATGCTGCGGGAACCCAGCGCGATGAACGGCTCAATTCGCGCCGCCAAGATCAAGGCGGCAGAGGACGGCTGGGAGCAACCCTTCGAAGTCAAGAAAATAGACCTTCCCGGCATCGTCCAGCACACCTCACTGGTGCTGGTGCCCGTACAGGCGCAGCCACAGGCCGCGCGTGCGGCGGCAGGCAAGGGTGGCCTGCCAGACATCACGGTGTGCCGGGAGATCCTCTCGGCGCTCGCACTGGCATGGTTCCAGAAGGTGCCGTGGTGCAAGGCCAGCAATGGCCAGCGCCCGGCAGTCGATATGATCACGGGCCGCTGGCAGATCAAAAGAGACGTCGTGAAGAAGCTGCTGGCCGACTGGATGGCCAACGGGATCATCGATATCGAGGTTTACGACAAGCGCGGAAAACTATCAGGATACCGCAAGATTATAGATTTGTAGTTGAGTGAGTTGCGGAAGTAACGCTCAGATGGAAACGCACTTAGCAGGGTTACTTCCGCAAAACAGGTTTGAAATGATTGACGAAAATCGCCGCGGGAGTTGCGGAAGTGATTTTCGCGGAAGTGCGCGGAAGTGCATTCGTAAGTCATTGAAATCATTGACCCGCGGAATGTCGGAGTAAACCCACCCCTACGGGGGGATTTTTGAACATCCCCCGCGCAGGTGTGCTGCAACTTATTGGTGTAGACAGAAAAGGAAGGCAGACATGGCGAAGACGAAGGAACAGGCGAAGCCAACCACACAGCGTTGGGACAACACCAAAGGAACCTACCTCGCTGGGCAGGCGGCGGTAGACGGCAACGACGCCGTGGCGATCGACCTGGAGCAATACTGGGGCGCAGGACGCCTGCGCCTCTTGGTCGATGTGGAACTCCGCGAGAAGTTTGACCGCCAGCGGTTCCGCCTTCAGGCGGCGATCGACCACGCCAAAGAACCCGAAGAGGTCAGGACCGAAGCACGGCGCATGACCGTGGCGTGGTGGGCGCTGGACAAGGCAGCCAAGGCCGCTGGCGCAGAGAAGCTGTCCCCGCTGGTCTGGGAGACTGTCCTCCCCGATGGCACCGTGGCGGCCTTCGTACGCAATCCTGAAGACGCCCGAGCCGTCACTCGCGACGGCCGGCGCGTGGTGGTCTACACGCTCGAGGAACTGGCTGTGTTACTGGGTAACTATCGGGAGGTGGTCGACAGCAAGCTGACCTTCCCCGGCGCCACCGTCACCGCCATACGAAAAACCATCCAAGACCCGCTGGAGCGGATCAGGGATGGCTATTCGCTGGACGAGACGTTCGACGAGCTGCCGGGCTGGAGTTAATCTCGGACCATTGGTCTAATATTTTGCTTGACATCACGGACCAATGGTCCGATATTGTGATCACTAACCACATCACACAAGGAGCCATCACATGAAACACCAAGCCCTCAAGGATCTCGAAAAGATCGAACGCCGCACCTGGACCGCCAAGATGAAGGGATCGGCCATCGATACCTGCACCCTGTACGGGCAGGTTGGAAAGCTGGAGCAGGCATGGCGTGACGCCGCCGACGCCTGCGCCCAGTACCGCAGGGACCACGGGCTGCTCGGAATGAGCTGGAGGCAAATCAGCCAATACTAATCCAACCATTTCCGGTCGAAGCAATCCGGCGAGGGGGTGAAAAGCCCCCACCTAACCCCATCACAACAGGAACCATCACAATGCGTATCCCCTTCAACGACGGCACCGCCGTCATCGTCCAGCCCGCCCCCAATGGCAAGTTCATCGCCTGCCTCGACGCCGCCTCCGAGCACGGCGAGCGCCTCGTCTGGGGCCTCGGCAACACCGTCCTCGCCGCCATCGCCAACCTCAACAAAGAGCTGGAGGAGGGCGAATGAACGACTGGGTCTGGCACGATCGCACCACATCAGCCACCATGTTCCAGCTGGCCCTCGACGAACTCAAAATGACCAAGGCTGGCGCCGCCCGCTTCCTCGGCGTCACCTCCCGCCAGGTCGCCCGCTACCTCGACGGCACCCGCGATATCCCAATCCCGACCATGATGCTGCTCCGCCTCATGCTCAAAACCAGGCACCGCCCCGCCATCCCGCCAACCCCGACAGGCCAGCGCAGGCGGTAGACGACCAGCAAAAGCGCGCGTATGGTTCCACCATTAGTGGCGCCATACGCGCCATTTCGCGTTGGAGACGCACCATGGCTGGAGGCAAGATAATCCCCTTGATCGCCGCGCAGCACATCGAAATCCGCGAAGAGATCAAACGCGCCGCGTCCGTCATCGAAAGCGATCTCACCGCCAACGTCATCCACCTTGAAGACGAAATCGTCTGGCTTCGCAATCAGTTCAAGCGAGATCTTGAGCAATTGGATGAGCGCGTGCGGCGCCTCGAACAGGGAGGGGTGTCCCCGACAACAAGTGCCTAATCCCACAAAGAAAACACCAATGAATGAGGCGGCTTTAAAGTCGCTCTGTCGGTCGTTCACCGAGGCGAACGTCGCGAAGCTGGCCGGCTTTGCTACCGCCAAGGAAGGCGTCGAGCCTGAGACCCAGATGCGCGCGATCGGCATGCTGATGGATCGCGGTTGGGGCAAGCCTTCGCAAGACCAGGTCCACGAAGTCAAAGGCGAGATCCGCATCGTGTTGCGCAAAATGCTTGAGGATGAGGATCTTGAAGAATGAACGTGCTCGCCACCGTCAATCTTCCGCACCTCGGGTGGCAGCCGCGGCCTCATCAACGAAAGCTATGGCGCTATCTCATGAACGGCGGCAAGCGCGCCGTCGCCATCTGGCATCGACGTGCCGGCAAGGATGAAATCGCTTTGCATGCAATGGCGATGGCGATGTTCGAGCGGCCCGCCAACTACGTCTACATGTTCCCGCGTTTCACCGATGCACGCAAAGGCATCTGGGACGCAGTCAATCCGCACACAGGACGGAGACGCATCGATGAGGCTTTTCCACAAGAACTCCGATCGAACACTCGTGACGACATCATGCAAATCCGTTGGCACAACGGATCAACATTCTCAGTTGCCGGCAGTGATGCCGTCACGGCAGGCGGTGGCATTGGATCATCTTTCGCCGGCGTCGTGTTCTCCGAGTGGGCGCTCGCGAACCCCAGTGCGTGGGGCTACTACCGGCCCATTTTGGAAGAAAACAAAGGCTGGGCGACGTGGATCTCTACTCCCCGAGGACGCAATCATCTTTTACAATTATTCTCCCACGCACAGCGAACCGATGGCTGGTTCGCAGAACTCCTCACCGCAGAAGATACTGGCGCTGTCTCACACGAAGCTCTTGCCGAAACCCTCCGGGAGCTGACCTCGCTTTACGGCGAGGACATGGGCAACGCGCTTTATCAAAGCGAGATGATGTGCAGCTTCAACGCTGCGATCATGGGCAGCTTCTACGCAAGCGAGATGGCTGCTGTTCGCGCCGAAGGCCGCATCCTGGAGTGTGATGCGATTGGCGATCGCGTAGTCTCGACAGCTTGGGATCTTGGTGTAGGAGACGACACCAGTATTTTTTGGTTTCAGTCGCAAGGTGCCCAGCTTATTATTTTGGATCACTACAAAAGCAATGGCGTCGGCCTCGAGCACTACCTCGATCAGATCGAGCTGCGGGAGAAGAAGTATGACTGGAAGCGAGGATCGGCCTACGTCCCGCACGACGCGAAAGTCAAGGAATGGGGGTCTGGACGAACGCGAGTGGAAACTATGCAGTCGCTGGGGCTTAAGCCCATTCTTGTGCCGCTTGCGACAATTGACGACGGGATTAACGCGGTGCGACGAACGCTCCCCCTGTGCGTATTCCACCCTCGATGCGAAGATGGAGGCATTAGTGCGCTCGAGCAGTATCGAAGAGAGTGGGACGACGAGCGAAAATGCTTTACTCCGAAGCCGCTACATGACTGGTCCTCGAACCCCGCCGACGCTTTCCGATACCTAGCACAAGCCTGGCGCCCGGCGCCGAGGCTGGTGCCGAAGTCGCCGATCGTGCGTGGCTGGCATATCCCGCCGCCGGATGAGAACCGCCGCAGGGGCATCAGGCTATGACCAAGGCGCAGCTCGATCTCGCCTATCGGACTGCCGCGCATCTGGCGATGTACGCTAACGCCGTCACGCAGTACGGCCACAGCGGCATGGCAGACGCGATGCGCACCGCGGCGGATCTGCTGACCAAAATGGTGGAAGAGGCCGAGGTGATGGTCATGAGCAACATGGACGATGAAGGGCGCCGATAGATGGCTGACAATCCCGCCGCCGATCATGAGGACGTCAGGCACGACGATCTTGAGTTCGATACTGACATCCAGCCGCAGAAGTCGGCCAAGGCATGGCTGAACCGCTTACAGGAGAGCGAGGACGCCTTCGATCGTTATCACGATCACTGCGACAATATCGACAAGCTGTACGCGAGCCTTGAGCGGCTGGCGACCAACAGCGCGAGCAACGGCCGCGTCATGCGCGATCGCGAGTTTGCAATGTTTTGGGCGAATTGCGAGGTGATCAAGCCGAGCATCTACGCCAGCGCGCCTGTGCCTGTCGTGACGGAGAAATTCACGGACCGCCGGCCGGTCTACCAGCAGGCCAGCGAGGTGATGGAGAGATGTTGTATCGTCGCCTTTGATCTTACGCGCATCAACGACCTGATGCTGTTGGTGCGTGATGACTTAGCACTGCTCGGCCGCGGCGTGCCGTGGTGCCGCTACGAGAGCGGCAAGGGCAGGCGCACCGAGCGCGTCTGCATCGACTTCAAGGGCCGCCGCGACTTCCTGCACTCACTGAGCGCCAACTGGCGCGAGGTGACGTGGGTGGCGGCTGCGAGCTATCTGACGCGATCGGAGGCGCGCAAGCGGTTCAGGAAGCACTCCGGCGATATGTACCAGCAGGCCGAGTACAAGGTCGACAAGGACGCTAAGGAAGTCGGCGGCGGCGACAACCGCGAGCGGGCCAAGTTTTGGGAGATCTGGAGCAAGGGCGACGAGAAGGTGATCTGGGTCGCGCACGGATGCACGGATCTGCTCGACGAGAGCGACCCGCACCTTGACCTGGAGAACTACTTTCCGTGCCCGCGGCCGGCGTATGGCACGCTGCAGCGCGGCAGCCTGGTGCCTGTGCCCGACGTGATGCAGTACAAGGATCAGCTCGACGAGATCAACATGCTAACCGCACGCATCCACGCGCTATCAGACGCGTTGGAGGTGAAGGGTTTCTACCCTGCCGGCGGCGCTGAGCTGGCGGAGGCGGTGCAGGCCGCGGTCGAGATGCACAGCAACGGCCGTGTGCTGGTGCCGATCGCGAACTGGGCGGCGTTCGGCGGCACGCGCGAGATCATCGTCTGGATGCCGATCGACGAGATTGCCAAGACCATCACGGCGATCGTGATGCTCAGGAAACAGATCATCGAGGACATCTACCAGATAACTGGGATGGCCGACATCATGCGCGGCGACACCGACCCGAACGAGACGCTCGGCGCGCAGAAGCTCAAGAACCAGTACGGCACCACGCGGATCCGCGACAAGCAGCAGGAGTTGGTCCGTGTCGCGCGGGATCTGGTCGAGATCACCAGCGAGATCATCACCGAGAAGTTCGCCGACGAGACCATCGTCATGATGTCGCAGACGCAATTGCGGACGCAGGAGATGGTCAGGAAGGACGCCGAGCGGATCCAGCAGCAACTGCAGCAGATCCAGAGCCAAGCCGAGCAGGCGATCCAGCAGGCGCAGATGCAGGCGCAGCAGCAGCCCCAACTCGCCCCACCGCAGCAGGGCCAAAACCCAGCCCCCGGCCCGGCACCGGCTGCGACTGGCTCACCGGGTTCGGGACCGTCTTCACCCGACCCGGTGCAGCAGATCATCGAGCAGGCGCAGGGCGCCATGCAGCAGGGCATGCAGCAACTGCAGACGCTCAATGAGGAGGTGACGATCGAGCAGGTGCTGCACTTCCTTAAGGACAGCCGCGCCAAGGCGTTCACGCTAGACATCGAGACTGACTCGACCATCATGGCCGACGAGGACGGCGAGAAGCAGCGCCGCACCGAGTTCACACAGGTGCTAGGAGGGCTGCTGCCGCAACTGGCGCAGATGATACAGGCTGATCCGAAGACCGCGACGTTCTGCGGCGAAGTATTAAAATTCGCGACGGCGCCGTTCCGCGCGGGGCGCAGCCTAGATGGCGCGATCGATGATCTGGTTGAGCAGATGAAGCAGAAGGGCAACCAGCCGCAGGCGACCGATCCGGCGACCATGCAGGCGCAGACCGCGCTGCAGATCGAGGGCATCAAGGCGCAGGTGGCGCGCGAGAAGCTGCAGCAGGACGCCGCGAACGATGCCGCGAAGCTGCAGCAGGCCGACCAGCACAAGCAGTGGGAGTTGGCCAACCAGCGGCAGATTGCCGGCATCAAGGTGCAGGGCGACCAGCAGGATGCGCAGGTCGACATGGCGGTGCAGGGCCAGAAAATGCAGGAGAGCCGCGAGGCGCATCAGGCGCAGCTCGCCTCCAACCAGCAGAAAATGCAGATCGAGCAGCAGAAGGCGCAGGCGCAGCTGGCGCAGCATGCGGCGAAGCAGCAGGACATGGCGGCGCGACAGGGTGAGCGGCAGGAGGCGATGCAGATGCGCCGGCAGCAGATGTCGCAGAAGGCGTTAGGGGGAGCACTCTGATGCCGATGGCGGATCTGGCGCGCGTGGACGAATATGATCCGTTCGATGCGGAGAAGTTCGCCAATCCGGCTGTGGCTGGTGCGATCGGGTCGCTGGCGACATTGCCGCAGCGTGCAATCCAGAACTCGCAGTTCGCGGTCGATACCGGCGTCTATGACCCGGCTGTGCCGGTTGAGGCTGCGATGACGGTGATGGGCGGCTCTGCCGTCCCGCGCGTTCCTGTGAAGGCTGGCGAGGTCGCTGTCGGGTCAGGTCCGATCCGCGCCTATCACTCTTCGCCGCACGACTTCGACCGCTTCGACCTGTCGAAAATCGGCAGCGGCGAGGGCGCGCAGTCATACGGTCATGGGCTGTACTTCGCGGAGAACCCTGCGGTGAGCGGGCAGGGCGGGCAGTATTGGCAGCAGTTCAAGCAGCATCAAGCATTCTCACCGGCAGAAGCGCAGGCAGCAATTGAATTACACAATGCTGGATTTGACCGCGAGGCGGCAAAGAAGTTGTTAAGCCAACGAATGAAAGAAGAGTTTGCGCCATTTGGTAAGCGCGGGGCGGAAGAACAGCAGTTATACAAAGAGCATCTAGACGCTCTTGATCTGCTCCACAGCAATAAACCCGTCGGCCCGCGCACCTACGAGGTCAACATCAACGCCGACCCGGCGCATATGCTGGATTGGGATAAGCCGCTGGCTGCACAGAGTGACGCTGTCAGGCAAAATCTTTTTGCGGCTCAAGATCGTCTTTTAGCTGGCGACTATCAATTTGGGGCGGTTCGTGGAGAGGGTGGCTTCCACCCGCGGGTTGATGGTTCGTCTGGGCAGAAAATCTATCGTGATGTCACGTTGCCTACTCGCGACGAAGCATCCGCTGCTGGTCGTGAGCGACTGCTAGAAACCGTAATGCGGCCCAAGACGGCGGATGAAAGTTTACGGCTCCGCGAAGCCGGCATCCCCGGCATCAAGTACCTCGACGAGGGATCGCGCTTCGTGCCGCAGCAGATAAACGACATGCGATCTCATTTGAGTAAGTCAGACTGGCAACCCGGCATGCGTTCTGCGCTAGAGAAACAGTTGGCGGAGTTGGAAAAGAAACCAGTTTCCAGCAACTACGTCGTATTCGACCCTTCAATCGTCAACATCATGAAGAAGTACGGCATCGCTGGCGCGGCGCCTGCGGGCATGGGCGCGCTCGCCGCAACCGGCAACTATCAACCCGAGGAGAGAAACTAATGGCCCAATCCACGCTCACCGTGACCGTCCCCAACCCGACGCCGCCGACCAACATGCAGTTCACGGGCGCCACTCCGCCAAACGTTCCGAATTACACCAAGGCCACCATGGCCGACTGGTACGACAACACAAAATTCGACACCGCACCGCCGCCCTTCTATGACGACGGCACGGCGGGGCCGTTACAGACGTTCGCGACCAACGTCGCAGCACTAGCGTCAGGCACCGGCTCCACCGCGGGCGGCACCGAGAACAGCTATCCAGGTGCTGCTGGTGGCGTTGTGCCTGCGAGCACCAGCGTCCCGCATGAGGGGTCTGGCACCGAGGTGACGGTGCTCGCGCCCGGCAACATCACGCACACCTACGTCGTTGGCACGCTCGACATGTCGCGCACGGTATCATGCGGCCCGGCGCAGACCGCGGCGACGATCGTGGCGGGGCCGAACGCCACGCACGCCTCCAGCATGACGCCGGTGTTTGCCAACAACCCGGCGCTGGCCAGCATCACGCCGACGACGGCGGCGAAGGCCTCGACCGGCACGCAGCTCATCACCTGCACCGGGACCAACTTCACGCCGGGCTGCCGGATCTGGGTAGATAATCAGGAGCGGTCGACGACCTTTGTGAGCGCGACTTCGTTGACTACCACTGTCAACAAAAACCCGAACGCCGGCGTCTGGAACGTCGACGTCAAGTTGGGTGGCGTTGCAGTGCCGTCGACCAGGACGTTCACCTGGACGTAAACCTCAAATGACAGGGAAGAATGACCATGCCTGAGACACAACACCCAAAGAACCAGACCGACGCCCCCAGGACGCACGATCTGGTCAAGCCGGGATCGACGATCGACCCCAAGAAGGGGTCGGCCGCCCAGCCTCCGCAGCAGGCTGGCAACCAGCAGCAGGGGCAGCCTGACCCATCCGGCAAAAATGACACTTACGGCCAGAACCTGCCGGGCGAGACTGATATGGAGCGGATGCGGCGGGAAGATCCGCTGTTTATCGAGAAAACCAAGCCGGAGGATCCGAGCGGCCGTCCGGGGCAACTGACGCGCGACAACGTCAACCCGAACATCCCGAGCGCAAAGCCCGAGGATGCTAGGGTCATCAACCCCGGCGGGATTGTCGACCCGACCAGCCTCGGCATGGAGCAGGGCGGCGTGGCGCCGAAATACCCTGACATTGGCGGCAGCATCAACGAACCTCACGCCGAGGCGGGCAGCGATCCCCGTGTTGCGGACCTGCCGCCAGGTCACGGCAATTCCAGCGTCAACGAGCCTCCCGGCAGCAATGTCGGCGGCGAGGGCGGTAGTGAGGGCGGTGGCGAGGGTGAAGCCACGGCACCCACAATCGAGGCGCTCGATCCTGACGAGATCGAGATCGGCTCGGCCGACGTCGTGCTGCATGTTCACGGCACAGGGTTTACGCCGGAGAGCATCATCCACTTCGCCGGCTATGACGAGCCGACAAGCTTCGTCAACGACACCGAGGTGACGACGGGGCTGAAGCCGTCGCTGTGGCAGGCGGCTGACGTGGTCGAGTGTACGGTGAAGAACGGCGATCAGGAGAGCGAGCCGGTCGAGTTCGAGTTCCTCGAAGCCGATGTTCCGGCCGCGACCCGCCAGACCAAACGGACCAAGCCAAAGCCCCCTGGCAAGGGCAAGGGCAAAAAGAAGAAGTAGGCAAGTCGATCGGGGGAATAGGTAATGGGGTTACCTGTAACAGTCGTTACCGCCGGCGGCATTGCCGTCACCGAGGCTCTCAATGGACGAGGGCTTCCGGTGTCGCCGATAGTCGCCGGTGGACTTGCGGTGACGCAAGTCACCAGCGGAGGTCTGGCGGTTGTCGGGCTTGACGCTGGCAGTGACGTGCCGCCGAATTACCGCACCAGAGCGATGGCGGG